TAACCTTTTAAAGAGTCAGTAACCACTGAGTTTGAATTTTTAATTTCATTAACAATACCTTTAAACGCTCCAAATAATTCTTGAGCACCATCTGTTAACGCATCAAGTTTTTCCTTAGCGCCAACCAATCCAACCTCTAATATTTTTATAGCATCGTTAACATCTGTAAATCCTTTAATATCAAATTTAGCAAAAGGACTTTTTTCTCCTATTTTTTTATATATATCATTAATATCACTTAGTAATGATTTTATTTTATCTAATTCTTCTTTTTTAGGAGCAGCCATTTAATATAATGTTTATGTATAAATATTTAATAAATCAATATTTTGCAGGTCTTTTAACATTAATAAAATCTGCTGGGTTGATTACAGTTTTAGTATTAGATGAACTTTTAGAATTTTTATCTTCCATTGCTTCAGCTTCTTTTTTATAAAAGTCTTCTATACGTTTATAAGTAAAATTCCTTAACCAAATAGGCATATTATAGACTGTTTCCCAATCAAATCCCCCTTTACCATGAAATATGATATCGTGGATTTGTGAAAATAGATTTAATCTAGATACTGCTGCTTCCTCAGGACTCAGGGTAAAAAAAGCTGATGTTAATTGGGATGTTGACTTTAGATCCTCCATCGCTATCGGGAAAAAAAGTAAGATCAATATCTGGCTGTGTATTTTTAATATGATCTCTTAGTGCTTTTGAATCTCGTGCTAAGAGAAAGTCATCGACAAATTGCCTAATATCTTTATTTTCTCGATTACCATTAAATGAAGTAATCATATATTTTAGACGAGTTGATATTTCTGGTGAGAAATTTTTATTAATTTTTTTAAGACCATTTAATTCTGCGTCTATTTGCATTTCATCACCATGTGTTAATAATTTATAAGTAATATTAACTTTAGAGTGTGGTAGTGTGAATGGAAATTCATTTACACCTTTAGTAATTAACTTTTCGTCAATTTCTTTATTTTCTAGTGTAGTTAAATCAACTGTATGTTCTTCTCCTAAATAAGTAAATTTATAATCTTTACCATATCCTAAAATACGAGCAGCTATCATAATAGCATTTTTATCGCCTGTAATTAGGTCATTATAATTAATTTTACTTACAATTAATGATTTCATTAATTCATCTAAAACAATTCCTTTACTAATATAACCTTGGTTAGTGAGAATATCTTCTTCTCTAGCAGTCATATATTTCATCTCAATTTTCCCAGATGATAATGGGTTGCCTTCAGGATATATTAATCCTTTAGATGGTAGGTCAATAATTTCAGTTGGGAGTTTTAACGCTTCGTTGTTCATAATCTTATTTGGTATAACTTTGTTGTTGTATATAAATATATAAAGAAAAAGAAAGCTCAACAAAAGTTGAGCCTCTTTTTATAAATTTTGTTAGCGATTAATAGTTCAATACGCAGTAATCCATTCCTAATGTTACGGTTAAGTTTTGGGCAGCTGTATCGTTATCCCAGTTATACTCACCAAATTCAGCGGATTTAATAAATGCTCCAACAATGACCCATTCACTAACAATATCACCTACAGGTCCTAACACTCTGATAGCTACTTGCTTTTTATAGAAGTCAGAGTAACCATCTCTACCAGTTACAGATTCGTGGTGTAAACGAACCCATTCCATTACTGATTGAGCACCTGATGGAGTGATCGGATCAAATAATGTCATTGTAATGTCATTCCATTTCAACTTACCTTTAATTTTACGGTAAGTGTTTATGTAATTTAACATAATTTCGTCCTGAGTAAATCCAACTGAACTAATTCCTTTAATCATAAAGGCTGGGATTCCGTCTACCTGCATTATGAACCTGTTTTGTACTTTAGGCTCAAATTGAGTGAAAAATATGTTGTTAGAATCTAAAATTGCCATGTTATTTCTATTTTATTATAAATATCTATTATTTTAACTTTTACGCTGGGAATGTAGCTCCAGTTGGTGTAATATTAAATGTTAAGTAAATAAATTCGGCAGTTTTAGTAGGTTGAATATAAATTCCTCCAATTAATTGATTTTGATCAATTGTTGCTGCTGTGTTATTACTGTCATCCATTACTACTTGGAAGGCATATAATCCTTGGCGTTGTTGAACACTGTCCAAATATGGGTTAACCGCTGCTAAGAAACTGCTTCTTGTAGCTAAAGTATTTTGTTCAAATACTAAGTTGTTAGCAACTTGAGAGATATATGATTTAAGTGCTATTAACAAACGACGAACGTTTACACGATCTAAAGCTGAAGCTTGTGTTTGTAATGTCTTTTGACCATATACTACTACTCCTCTACCTGGGAATGTAGCAATTGGGTTTACTTTTCCTTGGTATAAGTCGTCTCGGTTAGTTTGAGATAATTTTAATTTAGCTCTATTAACTGTTAATCCACCTCTGTTTATACCTGCTGGTGCGAACCATGGCTCAGCTATAGTATCATTCTTAGCATACACACCTCCAATTACTGTTGAAGCTGGTACCCAAACGTTTCCTGCTCCATTTGGATCAGTTACGTTAACCCAAGGCCAATATGAAGCTGCGTATGATGTGTCTTTAGCTGCTGCAGCGGCTGTAACTGCTGGTATTGAGTTAATATCATATGGTACTAAGTCTAACACAAAAATATTATCACCTCGGTTTTGAGTATTATTAATAATTGTGTTTACTTGAGTCGCGTTGTTTGTAGCAGTTAAACCAGGAGTTAATAATACATTAAATCTGTAATCATCTTGGTTAGCTAGTAAACTAATCATATCGTTATAATCAGATCCTTGTAATCCTTGAATATTAGTAACACCTGTTACTACTTCATCATAGAATTTAGCATTTGTTCCTACATCTCCTAATGCACTACCAAATGTTCCACTAACATTAGTAGGAATAGAGGCTGTGTATTGTGTTTTAGCGTTACCATTATTATCAAAATAGTTAGGTGTTAAATAATTAACTTGTTTAACTCTAACAAATGCTGATCTGTTTGGATAGTCACCAGTTAATAATACTTGGTTAGTAACTGAATCGTATGCTTGAATTTGATCTCCAATCATTTTAGTTATAAAATTAGGAGATAATGGATCTAATGATAAGTTAGTAAATTGTTCAATTGTTGTTGGACTATTAGCATTATCATTACCTTGTCTAAGCAATAATGTGAATGTACCAGATGAAGTATTAGCGTTTAGAATTTGCCATCTGATGTTATCAGTTGATCCACTAGCTAAAGAACCAGCTGAGTCTTCTGGACCTGAGCTATTCATAATAGTACCTTTTGAAAGTGTTTCTAATACAAAAGCATTACTTCCAATACCATCTACACCACCACCTAAAGTAAATAAATCAAGGAATGATGTTGCTGAACCGGTTGAAAGAACATATCCGTTATAATATGATCCTGAGAATGAACCTGATAATGCAAATACTGTATTGCCTGCTCCAAGAGATGCTGAAGCTACTAATGGGAATCCAGAGATGTTATTAATCTTTTCTTTTAAATTCCATAAACTAGCTGATATGTTAGATCCACTAGCAAAGAAATATAAGTTACCATCTGTGTCATCTGCTGGGTTTCCTGATTGAGTAGCTACAAATCGATATAATACATTATTACTACCTGTAATTCTAATTTCAGATAATCCTGTTCCTGTAAATGTAGTTGATCCAGTAGCGAATATACCAGCTGTGGATTGAACTCCATTTGCTATATTTGAACTAGAAGCAGCTGTAAATGAACCGCTTACTACTCTTGCTACTAATAGAGTTTCACCTCCATTATTGAAGTAATTATTTGCCGCTATAGATGTAAAGTATGTGTAAACATTACTTCCACTTATAAGTGAGCCTCCGAATTTATTTTGATAATCAGACCATGAAGTAACCACTGTAGGAACTTCAACTGGTCCTTTTACGGTAGGGCCTATGATTGCTGCTCCAACGGTTACAGGGCCTTGTGTAACTTGCGATTGATCATTCTCAATTGCTGCTACACCTGGGGATAATAAGATTTCTGCCATGTTGTTGTATATGTTTTATTTTTATTATAAATATCTTAAAACTAGTCAAAATCATGTAGAGCTAACAAACTCTCCTTTTTCAATGTTTATGGTACCATTACCATATTTTTGTTGAAGGACTGAACTAAATTTTTCTTCTTCTTCAGCTAGTTTATTAAATTCTTCTTTAATTTTAACTTTTTGTCTTTCTATTTCTATTAAAGTTAATTCACAAGCACCTAATTGTTCTAGGATATTAACTCTTGATAGTCTAAAGCTATTTAATGATTGAATTTCTTCTTGGGTTAAAACTTTTGTTTCCATAAATTATTTTAATATAAATATCATCGAGAATTTATATCATTGATGTTACTTACAACTTCAGATGTAAAGTTAACTGAGGTAGTAGAGCTATATTTTTTAATAGCATTAAGATCTTTTTGAAGAACATCTGGTACTATATATCCATTTAGTTTTATAGCAAAAGTACTTTTAACTATTCTTTCAGCGTTATCAGATAATTCAGTTGTAGATGTAAATGAATCAATCATCGCTCTAAATTTAAAACGACTTGGGTCACCCCAATATGAATCAGAAGCATATTGAACTGCTTCAATAATTTTATTTAATTGATCCATATAATAAGTAAATACAGCACAAGTATAAGTCACTGTTAGATAATCAGGCATAACAACAGCGTACATTTGTTTTTCAGGTATAACATTATTTAAAATATTAAATTTACTGTAAGCATTTTTGTTGCTGTATGATGTTTGCATTGTACCATAATTTACAGGAAAATTAGCATCTAATTTATTAGCTATAGATCTAACTTTTTCTACACTATCTCTTTTAAACATTAAAAGAGGAGCCATTATCCTACCTTGCAAATCTCTATAATACCCATCAACTTGAAATGATTTCCATTTCTCAGGTGAACCATATATTATAGGTACAGGTAATCTTTCTCCGTTTTGTAATACTGAAGGTTTAATAACGTTTTCAAAATAATACATTACAGCCCAGTCTAAGTCTTCTAAACCAACTGAAAATGGTTTAGTATCATCGTTTCTAAATGAGGTTTGATCTGCTCTACTAGGTTTAATAGCTTCATTAGGATTACCTTGAGAAGTATATCCAGGTGATCCAACAGGAGGAATATAAGGCTCCTGTTGAGAAATAGATATTTCTCTTTGTGTTTTAGGTGTTACTTTCCTTTGGTCAGCCATTATAATCTTTGTTTAATAATATTAATACGATCTGCTGGTATGTAGTGTGTCTCACATATTACACTTACATTATAGCCAAAATTTTCTAAGTTTGGATTTAGTGGATTTTGAGAATATGGATAGTCAGGATCTTTACCAGCGAAGAATTGTCTAATATTTGTATTATCTACTTCAAAATAACTTTCTTGATATAAAATAACATCCCCTACATCAGGATGAATGTTAGCATCAACTAAATCATCTCTTAAAAATGCTACTTTAATACTCCAGTTAAAATCAACACCAAATTCACTTGTAGGACTTGTATTATCAGCTACTGTAATTAAAGCATTTAATAATACTGGTGGGTTAAAGAATTTACCTCCAGACGCTTCTCCATACATGTTTATTTTAGTTTTGTCTAAAACATGTTTATATAAAGCACATTGTTGAGTAACAATATCCCCTAGTAACTCTCTGTTTACTTTTCTAAACATTGATATGTCTCTTGCAGATCCGAATAGTGCCATTATCCGATAAATATAGTCATTGGTACATTATTAATCTCTTGTCTTCTAAAATCACTTTCCTGTGAACGTCTTTCTAATAACGCTTTTTTAGAAGTTTCATCAAAATATCCTCTTAATCTTTCTATTAAAGCTTGTTTTTCTGCTGTTGCGGCTGATAATAGATCTGCCTGATTTAAGGTCATATTTTGATCAGGAATAGGAACAGTAGAATATTTACCTCTAACATATCCTAACATTTCTTTGCATAATGCTAAACAATACTCATATATCCATTGTCTACCAACAGAATTGATTTGACTATAAACTGGGTTACCATAAGGTGCATTTGAAGGATTAGTAACAGTATTAGTTTGAGTTAACCCATTAGTTAATCTTTCTTCATTTTTAATATATTCAAAAAATAATACTCCATCTCTAACATCATCATCTGATGGTATAGGGAAAATTTTTAATTTATTATTTACAATATTAAATGTATAAGCGGATAAACGAATTGTGTTACTTAATTCTATACCTTGAACTACAGCGGCATCATATGCTACAGGCATCATTAGATATCCACCTCCATACCCACCTCCATACATTCCACCATATAGACCTGCAGCTGGTACTCCTCCTAAGCCTCCAAATCCTCCAAATGGAGCGTACATTTGGCTCACTGCTGGTAAGTTTTGGTAGAATATAGATTTAATTTCTATTCCACCTGTTATACTTTGACTTACAGCCCAATCAGCTAAATCATATTCTTGTACTCCTGATGTTAAAGCTAATGCTCCACTATAATAAGTTACATTCCCACCTACGCCAGCTTCTGAAGCGTATTGTTGTGAAAGGCGTATTATAGTCGCCATATTAGGC